ATACGATTATGTTCACCAACGACTTAGGGCGTAATTATACCGGCAATGCTCCGTATGTCCAGCCGCAGTGGGAGTAAAATAATATTTACTTGAAAAATTAAAATATTTATGATAAAATAGGAGGCAATAAATTGTTTGACGAAAGTAAACACCCGCGCACTGAGGATGGGAGATTTACCGTCGTGAACGGAACGGGTAAATCTTTTCGTCAGAATACAAGTTATAGTGAGATACTTGCAGAAGATAGAAAGAAAAATAAAATAGATTTAAGCAAGCAAGAATGGGCAATGCTTTACGAGCGAATCGGCAAGATAAAGAAAGAAGGCCATTATGTTTGCACAACAAAAAATGGTGATATGTTAATACCGATAGAAACAAACAAAAGCAACGTGCTTGTCATTGCTTCGGGAAGTTATCAAAATCCGAAAGTAAAATATGCAGTTAGATTTTATAACAAAGATTATATGTATCGAATGATTGAAAGGTTGGAGGAAGTATAAATGACAGAAGCAGAAAAACTTAATTTATTTGGTGATAAAGTCGTTGAATTTGGTAAACTTGCTAAAAGTAAGGGCTTTGACAAAGAATACATTATAAAACCAGCCTGCATAATTGCAGGCTCTGAGCAAATGCACCAAAATTATGGAGATACATTAAAAGCAATGGACAAAGTTATCGAACTTTGTGAACAGATTGACGACGGAGAGAAGTTTCTGCAAGCGGTTTTGGCGTTAGCAGGAATAGAATAAAAAACTTAATAGAAAGCACCTTGCTGAACGGCAGGTGCTCTTTTATTGCGAATTTTTAAATTTAATCTTTTTTCAGCTCGTCAAGCTCGGCTTGAAGCTGCTCAATTCTCGCCTGCTTGTTGGCTTCGGCGCGGGCGGCTTTTTGTGCCGCGCGTTGCTCAGTTTTTGCTGTACTATTTTCTTTTACTTTTTTGTAAAGCGTAATAGTTGTTTTAATAAGAATATATCCAAATATGCCAGTTAAAACAACGACTGCTAAAAGTTGGAACAAATTGTACCATAACGTATTTATTTCTATACCGAAAGCTTCATTTGGATAATACATATATGAATATCCCCCATTACTAGAACAAACTAAATCAGCCAATACAGAGATTAGTAAAAGAATAGAATAAGTTAAAAATACTAAAAAAGAAACCCAACTTAAAATGGTTTTTAAAATTAGTTTTTTCATTAAAAGGCTCCAATGAGAAATTTTTATACAGTATAACAAAAATAAAAATATTTTGCAAGGAGAAAATTATGGCTACATTAGAGTTAATAATATCTGATAAAATTTATAAGTCAACATATAACATTAAGAGAAATTTAAATATTTTACCTATCAATAAAATATCTGAATTTTCTATAAGCGGAAATCTTCCTTCTGGTGAGGGAATAAGAAATCCTAGATATGGTAAATCAAAAATAGTAATAACTGATCCAGACAATGAGCCTTATACAATTAGTGAAGTAGATAATGGTGGAGGCGGCGGATATTATATATTGAAAAAAAACGGAGTGTACACTCTAAAATATACAGGGGAAAATATTGCTACTGCTGCGCAAGGTGCAAATATATCTGATAAGAAATTTCCATATTCATTCTATTACACCTTCGCCGTCGTCGAGAACAAAAATCCTCTAAAAAAGTGGAGCATAACGGACGTAATCAACCGTACGCTTGACCTCGCCGAACCTCTCCGCAAGGGCGAGAAGTCGCGCTTCCGCTTAAACGCAAGGCAAGCAGAGCGTTTTGATAAAATTCTTGCGCCGCAGTTTTCGTTTACCAAGCAAACGCTTAGAGAATGTTTGCAGGAAGTTGGCAAAGTGATACATGGCGAGCCGCGGCTGTCCATTCAGAAAGACGAGGACGGATATTTCTATGAAGTTTCATACGATATGTATGCCGAGCAGGAAGAAAGCAACCTCAATTTTATGCCTTATACGAGCAAATCTTCGCAGCACGTAATAGAGAACTACACTGCGTGGCTTGATTCAAATGCGGAGAACCTCGTCAATCAGTTGGACAAGTACAGCGGGGTTATAGTCGAGCCGTATGACGGAGGTGCTAAATCCGTGCGCACGGAGAATATGTACGTCCGCATCGAGGAGAGCAATATGCTAATTCCCACACAGTACCCGATTTATTCGGTTGAAAAGCTCGAATACGTTTACGTGGACGGTAGCACGGTCAAGTCGGTCGACATTACGCCTTGGCTTTTTGAGAAAAGCGTGTACGATACGCAGTTGCAGTCGTATACGGAGCAATATCCTTATAGTAAAGCGTATGGACTTTACTATAAGCAAGGTGCGAAGAATATCGGCGGGCTTAACTTCAAGGTTGCCGCGGCGGCGTTTGCGGCTTTTAAAAGCTATGCAATAATAAACATTTTGCGTCAAGCGTTAAATAATACGAAGTATTCTGTAAGCGAATATCCGACAATGTCCTTCCGCGTGACCTATACTCCGTTCTACAATGCGCGGGTTGCACAGACAAAGAGTTACTACAAGGACTTTATGCGCCCCGCGGCGCTCATTTATAACCAAAGCGCGAATGTAATCGAAAGCAGATATTTCGGTGAAAACCTTAAAGGCGCGGTAGCAAGGCTCGGCAATGTCGACCTGTCGCTTACCTATGTTATGAAATGGCTCGACCAGATCCCCAAAGCGGGGCAGATGTTCAACAGAGATTATTATATATCAACCGTTGCCGTGGAAATGTTGCCAACTTACATCCGTTGTACTGTGGGTCTTTCGAAGGACTTTAACCGTATATCGGAGTATATAGGCATTAACTCGGAGAGACGGTATTCGGAAATATCGCAAACACAAGCCGTTGAACGCAACACGCTTTACCGCGAGTATATCGTTGTCGGCAAGCAGGAGCAATCCGACAGCGATTGTTTAATCGGCGACAAGATGCTTAAAAGCATAAGCGGAGTGTTTGGTGCGAATTATATGGGAAAAAGAACTTTCAGCTACGGAGAGTATGAGATAGGATATCTTGATGGAGAACACGAAGACATAAAGTTTTTTAACGGTTATGACTTAGATGCACAGTATGCCGTTGATGTTGATGGTAAGCTGTATGCTGCTCGCGCACGTGCAGAGTTAAATGACGACGGTGGTGGCGGGTCTATATTAACACATTTTTATATCAGAATCAGCAACTTGTCTCCGAGTGTAGCACCGAGCGGAACGGGGAAGATTTATCAGAATTATTATCTGCCTCTTACCAACGTATGCGCTTGGGGGACTTCTTATCAGGGTAATAATGCGGGCGGTGCAGTCAATTTGCCCGTAATTTCTTCGGCTTTCGGTAATTCGATTTCGTTTGCGTGGCAGTATGCGGATAACTACTCTGCGGGGGCGGTTTCGCTTAAAAAGGATAACGCTATTGAAAGCGGAAAAAATAAGATAACCGGGTATTTTCAGGGTGACCAGCCGTATACCGACTATTACGGTAGGATATTCTATTACGACTTTGATTTGCAAGAAAAAGGACAAACATTATATAACACTAATTTAGCAGAAATAACACAGAAGCTACCGCAAGGTGCAAAAATCACGCAACCAAGCGGCTACGTTTCGACTGTCGGCAAAACGCCGTATATTTTGCGCAAAGATAACCGCGAAGCGTTGCAGGTCAACTTCCAGATAGACTTTGTTACCAACCTTGATAATCTTATTATAGGCTCGGCGTTGGCGTCGTATTGCCCTGCGGTGCGTGGCAGTGATATTAAGCTTGTTGCAAAACTCTACGTCTTTGAAACGGAGCTGAATAAGTTTACCGACCATATCGAAGCGTATGAGGACGAGAAGCTTGCGGACCTGCCCGCCGTACCGGTAACGGTAAACTTTGGCGAAGGGTATTTCACTGTCGAGGCGGAGGCTTTCCCTAAAAACGGTAAAAGCTGGGCTATCGTTACAAATCAGTACGAGCTTGCCGCAAAAGCTGTTGAGGACGAGTTCGGGAATATTACTACACAGCAGGAAATTATGGGCGGTGACCTTTTAATAGGGCAGAATATAGAAGTAACGGCGGGACAAGCGTTCACGCCGATTTATTTTACCAAAAAACGCGAAATTTTTGATAAATCCGTTTGGACAGACAAGCGGTAAAGGAGATTTATGATATTTTTTGCAGGAAACGACGGCACGGTAACAAACTCTATTCCTTCGCCCGTCTATCAGGGGTCGGCGGGCGCTAACGATATTTATCTGATAGCGCCGTTTGCCGTGAATTTGCAGGCTACCGTAGCGTTTAAGCTGCCAAACGGCGTTTGGACTGAGCGCTATTTAATGACGCAAATTGCCGAGCTTAAAGGCGCTGTAAACGAGCAAACGGGCAAGCCGTATATCGGCTGGCGTTTCTCATTGCCGAACGAAATAACACAGTACTACGGCACTGTAACCGCGCAGTTTTTCTTTTATACGGGTAACAGCGGCGTTATTACGGCAACGAGCGCGGCTTCGTTTATGGTCGGAAAAGGCGTTCCGGAGGTGCTTCCGGCTAAGCCGACGGAGGATATTTATAATCAGATAATTGACAATTTGTCAGCCCTTTCGGGACAGGTTGAAAACGGTACCTTTGCGGCAAGAGCTATCTACGCATGGAACTCAACATATAAATACGGAGCAAACGAAATAGTGTATTACCCTAACGAGGGAGAGCTTGGTGTTTTCCTTAAATCGTTGACCCCGAATAACAACTACAGCCCCTATGAAGGGGAAATTCTCAATGCTAAGCACTGGCGCGTTGTAACTGATTTTAATATCCTTGAAAGGATTACTCATCTTCAAACAGAAATAGAACAAGCAGTTTTATCAGCAGGAGAAAGCGCAACCGCGGCGAATCAATCCGCTAACACAGCGACAGAACAAGCAACTGCGGCAGAACAAAGCGCTACAAACGCTGAGAGTGCGGCGCAAAGGGTTGAGAGTGCGGAAAGCTATTTAAAAGGCGTACAGAACGGTGAAACAGCCGTTACTAAAGCTATCGGTGACGGTAACGGAGAAAATATTGCAGAACAGTTTGCTAACATAAACGAGAAAATTCCCTCAACAGCTTCGGCGGAAAATCAGCTTGCCGACAAAGCTTTTGTAAATTCGTCAATAAACAATATGGCGGCATTCTATATTACATACAATTCGCAAGGTAATGCTTTTCCTAATCATGCAAGTCTTATTGCCGCAAATACGTTTTACAGCGGCGGTAAAGTTCGTGTCCCTACACAGAATGATTACGCTATCGTGTTGGCGGATGAAACGCAACCTAAGGGCGTTGACGGTAGTTATCCTACAACAAGATATGTATACCAGACTGCAAATGCTGGAGGTACATACCCTGATGGGCAATGGGAATTTCAGTATGTGGTAAATAATACTTCGCTGACGCAAGCGCAAGTAGATGCTATAAATAGTGGCATAACCAAAGAACTTGTAGACACAATAGGTAAGGGAAATGTTTTAAGCGTCAACGGACAAGCAGGCAATGTTACAATCACACCTTCAAATATTGGGGCATTATCTATACGACAAATAGAAGGGAATGTGCAGGATTATGTAAATTTTGTAGTTCCGCTTATTGATATTACCAATGATGTAATAGATGCTGAACGCTATTTTGATGGCACAATTTGTATATATCGCGATAATGGAGTAAATCGCAGTGTGGTTGCTGAGGCGCATTTGAAGAAAAAGTATAATGCAGTTGATGCATATTCTGCTTTTATACAGTTTCAGATTTCTCATGGTGCGACACACGCTATTGTGAAATTCAGTAAAGACGGAAGAACCTATATAGGTGCTCGATATACGGAGGCTTCTCAGGCATCAGGCAATAAGTTTGTATACGGCAAATGGAGCAATGATACTGAAGTGCGCGGTTTCCCTATATGGTCATATTATAATACTCAGAGTGGGGATATAATTGATGCGGAAATTTATAATTCGATGGTTGATTGGGTGGAAAATAATATAACCACTGGAACTTTAGCGGTTCGTTCACCGTTGTCGCCTGCGTTAACCATACATCAAGATAACAATTATTCTGGTATTCGGTTTACCTTTGTTGACGGTTATTATTCTCAATTTGAAAATAATCCGAATGCGCACGGCTTTACTTATCTCTTGCGCAATGCAAATGGAGAAAATCAAATTGTAGTTGATTTTCCTGAAACCAACGGAACATTAGCTTTAAAGGGAGCAATCCGCGATAGCGGTTCAGAGTTTTCTTATGTTTCTCCGGATGGGTACAAATGGGTTGCGGGACATGCTTCTTTTACGCCAAAAGATAACGGCGAGTATACAATAACTTACAGGGATGGTTTTTCTTTTCCTAACCCGACAAAGTGTATTCCGGTTGTATCATGTTGGGGATGGTATAATTCCTCTTATGCTTGTCAAATAGGAATAACAAGCGTTGGTACAAATAATTTTAGTTTTAAAATTGCGGGAAAAACAATAAACAATATAACGTATTTTGTTATTGGCTTGGAATAGTTTAAATCAATAAAATAAGGAGTAAGTATGAACAGAATTTATTATACAATAGATGGCTGGGTGTGTGGACGTGCGCCGCAGATGTTTGAAATTGACGATGAAACGCGTTTTATAGCGGTAGATGATGAAGCATATAACAGTACTTTTATAACGGCGACGGGTTATGCGTGGCGAGTAATCGATGGACAACTTATTAACGATATTTACGATAAAGCGGCAGTGGATAGGCGAAACGCTTGCAGTGAACTGAATGACCTTGAAAATTGGTTTGCTGAAACTTACGACGTGCAGGTAAAGCAGTATGAACGCTGTCAGCGGTTAGGGCTCGATTATGACAATAAATACGGAACAATCGACGAACTTGACGCAGAGGCGGCGAAAAAAGCAAAGCGCATTTCTGATTTGCGTAACATGTTAAAGGAGATAAAATGACAACCATAACACTTAAATCGAACGGAGTGGGGCGGTACAATGACGTATCGCCCGTTATTATTACCGACAGAAAACTAAACCTTAAAATCGCCCTTCCGCCCGTGAACGGCGATTTTTATTTTGTTGCGGAAAACAACGGTACAACTCAAAAGCGTCTGCTACCGCAAAACGGAGAAATTGCTCTTGAAAACCTTACGGCGGGGGAGTTGAACGCGGAAATCAGGCACTATGTAAAAGGCGCGCTTGTGAAGGTCTATAAAATCGAGCCGCTTATTTTAAAAGAAGTCGACGGAAGTATTTCGGCAGAACCTGAACTTAACGCTTTAGACTGCCGCATATGTGCCGTTGAAAGCGGGTTAAACGCCGCTAATCGCGATTTGACGGAGATTAATAAATCAGTTGCGGAGAAAAGCGAAAAGCTTAATAAAAGGCTTGCGAGGGTGAATAAGAACCTTGCCGCGTTAATCCGTTTTGCTTTTAAAGCGTATAACGCAAGTCCGTTCTTGGGCGGCGGAACGGCGGACAGGTTTGCGGAGGAGTTCGGCTTTGACTTGCCCGAGGACGAAATAAAAACGATTAAAGGAGAAACAGACAATGACTAAAATTAAAACGCTTATTGTTACTTTACTTGCGGCGACGCTGCTTGTATTTATGTGCGCGGGAGGTGCGCTTTACGCCTTGGCTGACGACGGTGAAGCAACAGAACCGCCCGCACAGCAACAGACGGAAGACACGACCGAACCGCCCAAAAATGCGGTTGACCCCGATATATCCACCGACGAAAGCAGTTTAAACACGCTTATTGTACAGTTTACAGAATATTTAAAGACGAAGTACGGCGCCGATTACGAATTTTATTACAATAACATAATCGAACAGTGGGGCAGTATTGAAGCGTACTTGCTGTCGTTCGGTGAAAAACTGCCGGAAGAACACCGCTCGGGCTGGCAGAAGTTTATAGGCTGGCTCACTGAATACTCGCCCGTCTGGGCGCCTGTTTTTGCAGTTATTCTGGTCATATTCGGGGGTGTAATCGGAAAAAAGCAGTTAAATAAACTTGTGGAACGGCTTGTAAATTCAAGGCTAAGCCCGCTCGTGCGCGAGCTTAACTTGCAGTCCAACGCAACGGCGGCAATGCTGAACGCTCAGAAAGCTATGCTTGGCGGCAACGAACGGTTCACCGAAACCGTTGCGGAAATCGACAAAGCCGAAAAGGAGTTGAAAGCATGAGTAAAACTTACAAAACGTTTAAAAAGGAGAAACGGCTGTATTTTGCGATTGCGGTTGCGGCCTATTTTTTGCCGTTTATTATAACTACCGCGTGCCTGTTGCCGTTTGTAAAGGCGGCGCAGGGCTTTAAAATTGCGGCGGGGCTTGGAATTGTAATAGTCAACGCGATACCTTTTTTAATGGGAATATTCCGTTCGTTCTTCGCGCATTTTCCGATGTTCAATCTGCTTGCGGTAACGTTTCTTATGCTGGGCGGATTTTTTATGCTGGACGTTTTCCGCAGTTGTGCCGAAACGCTGTTATGGATAGAGCTTGCCGCGGCGCTGGGCAGTATCGCAAGCTGTGTTTTCTGGGCTTTGCACCGCAAATATGCGCGGTTTGCCGAAAGCGTAAAGGCAACTGTTGCAAGCGGCGCGTTCAGTCTTAAGGAGGAGAAAAATGATTGACGAAAGAGATAACTTTTCCGAAAAGCTTGAAAATTTAGTTACGGTCAAAGCAAAAGCGATAAAAGAAAGGTCTTTTGCGGACTATCTCGACACATCGCTATTGGTTATGATTATCGGCATTATTGCCGCAATAGTTTTAACGTTTTTTGTAACGTTTATCTTTGACCCTCATATGGATTGGCGTGACGTTGGCGTCAACACAGTTATGCTTACAGCCTGCACTATTGCGGTGTATTTGCTTGTACGCTATTACGCAATGCGCAAGGGCCGAAAAACGCACGCTTGGACGGAAGCGAAAGAAAAGCTTTTAACTCGCGGCAAGATTATAATCGACAGCGGCAGGGCAAAGCTTATTACCAAATATTGCCGCGCGTGGGAGGCTGAACGTTTGAAAAGCGATATAACCGTAACACTTGCGCCGGTGGGCATAACTTACGAGGAGTTTAAAGCTAAGTACGTCGCGTTAGGCAAAAAGGACCTTGCGGTGAAGTATAAAGATTTGACGGAGTATCAGATTAAAGCGATTTTGCGGGCTAAGAGGATTAAACGCCTGCATTTTGACGAGCGGTATTTTTACGTAAACTCTTCGTCGAGCAACGTTGGACGAGCGCCGAGCGGCGGTTTAAAAACTAAGCAGTTGAACAGACTGACGATTGCACGGATAACGTTGATGTCGATAGTTACATCGCTTGTTTCGGCAACGCTTTTAAAGGATATACTTGTGGACTTTTCCGCAGCGACGATAATTAAATGCGTGATAAAACTTGCACTTATTATCTTTTTTGGGGCAATCGCAATGATTGGCGGTTATACGTTTACATCCGTTCGAGAAACTAACGAGCTTAACGCCAAAGCGGACGAGATAGACGTTTTTCTCAAATGGTGCGAAGAAAACTCCAAGAACGAAAATTTTTAGCATGAAACTTAATAGATAAAATGCTAACCGCCGAGCGAATGTGGTACAATTCCACATCGCTCGGCGGTTTTTTGCTACATATTGTTCCTGATTTGTGCCATAAAGCAAAAATGCGCATTATATTGTGCAAATAACAAAGACAGACCACAATATATTGTGGTCTGTCTTGCTGGTGGAGATAAGGGGAATTAAGGTTGACCTAAAAAACGAACGATTTTTGGTCGATTTTTTCTTATTTATCGCTAATTTTATTTAATTTTGGATAGTTTTTTCTAAATTTGTGCCACGAGCTGTGCCACAATTTATGTTTGCAATAGCATTATCGACCGCTGCAACAGCCTCACCTGCGCCGCTTGCATAGCAGTGTGCGTACTTCTTCAAGGTCATTTCTATGTTGCTGTGACCAAGCCGTTTTGATATTACCGTAATAGGCACGTTCAGGTGAATAAGCAGCGAGGCATGGGAGTGGCGCAAGTCGTGGATGCGGATATGTTTTAGACCTGCAGCTTCTGCGTATCGGTTAAAATATCGGCTATAAGTCATTTCGGCAACGGGACCGTCGCCGCCGAAGAAAAACGCACTTCCAATTCCGTTAGCTTTTTTATACTCTGTGTACTCAGTGAGTTGCTTCGTCATTTCGTTAGGCAGCGGAATTATTCGGTTTGACGTTGCTGTTTTTGGCGGTTGAATTAAATACTTATTATTTGTGTCTAATGTTTTCCGCGTTAGATTTTTATTTATGTTGAAGTAGTAAACACCGTCGGTGCAACTCACGTCGCCATCGGTAAGTGCCAGTAGTTCGCCTATTCTGCAGCCTGAATAGAACAGGCTCATATAGAAAGTTTTCCAGAATATGTTGTCAATTTTTTGCTGAAACCGCAGAAATTCGTCAAGCTCCCAAATCTGCATTTCCTGCTTCATTTCCTTGCGCTTGGGCTTCCGAATGTTCCTTAGATAATTGGGAACGTCATAGGTTTCCTCGCACCATGATAGAAAGCCGGATAGGGTGGAGCGGATTTTAGTAAGGTAGCGCTGCGCATATAATTCGCCGCTCGACGGATTTTTCGCTGCCCAGAGTTCGGTCTGCCAATTAGCTAAGTCTGCTTTGACGAGCGTAGGCATTGATTTACCGTGAAAGCACGGCGTTATGAATTTATCGAATATAAAGTTTAAGTCATAAAACGAGGACGCGGCAAGTTCAACCTGCATACGCTTTTTGTATTGCGCTAACAAATCGTCATACACAAAAGCACCGTCTTTTTTCAGTTTGAAAACGGGTGGAGTGTAGGACTTCATAAACTCGATATAAGCTTGCTGAGCCGCCTTTTTTGTGGGGTAGCCGCACAGCCGCTTTTGGACTTCTTGTCCGCTATCGTCGATTATGCGGAACCGCACGTCGACTACGGTTCCTATTTTAGTTTTTCTTGTAGGATAACTTGGCATATCACTTTTTTTTATTCTTAGCTTGCTTCTGCTTGTTATTGAAAGAAGCATAAGTGTTTTCGTAATTTTTTTGTTGTCTTAATAATACGATTGTCAGCATTTGATTAAAAACTAAATCACAGAGAGCAATCGCTTCATCATCGGTAATATCGTCTAATACGGAGTTCTCCCATTTCCCAGTGGTATTATTGTGTCTTATTTGTAAATTATTAAGAACATTTGTCGCTTTGTACATTATCTGTGAAATTATCGGGTCTTTTTCATTACTATCTTGCTCAATATTGAGATTTGTAGCTAGATAAGCAAGTGACTTACGTTTTTCACCTAAGCTCATATTTTCGCGAACATATCTTATTAACTCCCATTGTACATCTTCATCAGTGGTAATGTTAATAACCTGCTCTAAAGGTCCATTTTCATGATATAAAAGTATAGTATCATTTATTGTATTTTTGATTAATCCCATCTTTTTTTCAAGGGATTCAATTAAATTTAAAAAAACATTGAATCTTTGCCTTTCTTGAATTGATACAGATAATTTGTAACCTTTATTTTTATGGAGAGATAAAAAATTCTCTAATGCTTCTAAATAGTTCGTTATTTGTTGCTCTGTAGGTTTTACTTTTCTGTCAATAGTTGCGTTCGCCCTTTGTAAAAATTCATCCACATTTAAGCAAGTTTCGCAATGCTCCCAATGACAGAACAAAGCGTCAATTACTGTTTTAAAGGTGTATTCATTATATCCCATAGGGGCACTAAAATATTTTTCTGTATTAAATAAGGTGAATATTTTATAAACTTCATCAACAATGCTATAATTCTCATTTATTAATTGAAATACATTTTTTCTTTCCATTTTAATTCTTCCTTATAAATCTTAATCAGTTTAACAACTTTTCCCGCGCCAGCCGCAGAGGATGTGCGGGGTTTTATATATTAGTAATTCTTTTAAAACTTCGCCCTTAATTCGACCATTTTACCGAGTATGCGCACAGGTAGCTCGGCACATTGTTTTTTTGTATAAAAGATAGGAGTAAAAGCGGGGTTCGTGCCTATCAACCACAGACCGTTATCTTCCATATGCACACGTTTAAGCGTAACGTCGTTGCCGTTGACGTAAACCGCGGCAATTTCGCCGTTTTCTATTGTATCCTGAATTCTTATAATAACCGTGTCGCCGTCGGATATTTTCGGCTCCATAGAATCGCCTTTCACGCGCAAAGCAAGGTATTCACCGTGTTTAAGCATTTCTTCCGAAATTTCTTCTTGGTCGACAATATCTTCAATTGCCTCGATAGGAATACCCGCGGCAATATGCCCGTAAACGTTTATCCATTTGCCCGTCCGTTCGCCGGACGGGCTTTTTTCATTTAAGCCGAGCGCCCGCTCGATGGCTTCGACCGTGTCTAATCTGGGTGATTTAACAGTGCCACACATTATTTGTTCTACCGTGCGTAGCGGTAAATTGGCTAATTCTGCAATTTGCTTATTTGTTAAGCCGAGTTCTTTTTTTCTTGCTTTCCATATGTCTAATTTAATACTCATCTTGTAACCACCATATTTAGTAATTGCATTGTATAAAAAACCATTAAAAAAAGCAATATTTTTTCTAAAAAACAGTTGACAACCATTAAAACTAGTGGTACTATGGGTTTACAAAACCACTTGAAATAATGGTTTTTAGATTTGACCATTAAAAAGAGTAAACAAAAAAGCTCACTGGACAATGAAGGAGATTAGATGATACTTGCAATTTTAGTTTTTTCAATACTTGGTTTTTTGAATTCGTCTTTATGGACCGTTGCTTTTATATGGTCATTGGCTGACGATTTAAAAAAATCAAAAAAAGAAAGAGCCGCGCAGTTGGCGGCTCTTAAGAATGGGTCAAATTTAGATAGCGGTAATGATAGTGTTAACGATTGACACAGCAATAGGTGCAACAACATTTAGTACTTCTAAAAATTTATTAAATAAGCTTTGGTCTTTTTGCTTGTTAATTACACAGTTTTCAAACTTGCCATAAAGTTTTATAGCTTCATCTTTCTTCTTTTTATTTAAAAGTGATGGCTTATAGTTGTTTATGGCTGTTTTAATCTCTTCTAATTGTGAGCTGAAATCGGCTACTAAGGTTATATCTCCGCTGTTATTATCTCCAACAGTCACTGTTTGATTGTTAGTTATATATTGTATGGCTTGAGAAACCGGCTTTGAGAAAGGCTTGTAATAATATTTAATACATTCGATTGGATATTGGGCATCTGCAGAAGGGTAGGGTTCTGAATTATCTTCAAAATCAACTATTTGTAAGGCTTGGTTTTGTTTGGCAAACAAAACCTGATTAACATTAAGCTTATCAAATTTGCGAATCAGCATACACTGCTTTTCGGCTATCTTGATTGCGTGAAAGTGTTTAATGTGTTTGTAATATTCATCATCACTTTCAAAGTTTAAAGGGAGAACGGCATACTCGCTTGCTTGTAACTCAAACTGTTTATTCCACGCATTATGAGCTTGAACTTCATCAATTTTATTCCCGATGGCGGTTCCAAGTTTCTGAATTTTGTCCTTAGCAAAGGTTTTAACTTGACTGATTTTCTTTTTTAAACCACCGTCTGTGTTGGCTTCAGTCCCCTCAACCGTTAGTTCTTGCTCTAATTGCTCCTGTTCTTCCATAGGTACCTCACAAATAGATTTGCCGTTCCAAGCTTAGTCATTTATAAACGCACAGTTCACAATGTAAACAAAAAGGAACACAAAACTATGAAGAAACGTAAGACTTTTTACTTGTTATTAAAAGAAAAAGAGATTTCTGTATATTGGCTTGCTAATGAGTTAGGAGTAACTGCTCAATGTATTTATCGTTGGATAAATGGTACAGGAACACCAAGCCCGAAAACAATTTTATCACTTAAAGAAATATTAGGAGTATCCGCGGAAGAAGTTTTGCGATGCTTCATTGACGATTAAAAGGAGGTAACAGCCTTGACTATAGAAAAATATATTAAAAGCCGAGGGCTTACGACTAAGCTTGTGGCGCAGAAGATGGGAGTAACCCGTCAGGCTATTCAGCGCTACGGCACGAAGTTTACGCCGACAGCGCGCACCCTTGACAAGCTTGCAAAAGTGATGACGGAGCTTGGCGCAGAAACCAAAGTAGTGGACCTTGTTAAGGTTCTTTATGATAACTAAAACAAAAGGAGCAGAGTCATGGGCAGAAAAGCAGGCGGGAAAAACTTCGGTAATTTTTCGGAAGAAGAAAAACTGCCGATAGAAGTTCCGGAAACGGAAAAGAAAGCGCTTTCGGACATTTTTACTTGCATAAACAAAGACTTTATAACGTTGCGAGACTTGCAGGAATCGTCGGGGCTTTCGTATGACACCTGCGCAAAAATAATCAGGCAGATTAAGGCAGTATCGGATTTGTTCGGTATATCCGGCTGCATACACCGAACCGATTACTTTATGTACATTTCACGTCAATATGTAGTCCGGAGTATGGCAACTCAAACTTTACAAGGAGGTTAATTATGGAAAACAACAAACGCCCGACGCAGGCGGACAGAATAATCAGGTACATGCAGGACTTCGGCAGCATAACCTCGCGTGACGCTATCAACGATTTGGGCGTTTACCGGCTTGCCTCCCGCATTTCGGAGCTGCGTAAAAACGGCTACGAAATAAACCGTCGAATGATAAAGGTAAAAAACCGTTACGGCGAAAGCTGTACTGTTGCGGAATACATACTTGCGGAGGGAGCCTGACAATGTACTACGCATGCAAAAATTGCGCAAAAAGCGGCAACTGTTTCAGCGCATTGAGGTTTAAGTTCGGGTTCTGTGAAAAGGACTTTACGCCAAAGGACAAGTCTGTACCGCTCGTCGGTATGCAGTGGAAACAGCTCTCCTCTACGTCGTGGGAAGCTGTGGGAAAGTTTGGTAAGTTTCTAATAGAGCGTAGTGGCGGCAGATTTTGGGCGAGGTATTCGTCTAGCGATACGGCTTTTAAAATGCCACCCAAAGTCAAGCTTATAGAAGCAAAAAATATGTGTGAAAATAACGAATATTGGGAGGAAAAACAAAATGGGTGAAACAGTAATAGAAAGAATGGAGCGGATAAACGCAAAGTATAAGATTTCAGCGTTTATGGTGAAAGAGCAATTGCCGTATGAACAAAAAGTTATACACGCAAAACAACGCGCGCGGGAATTTGTTACAGAGTGTGAAATGCGCTGTTTAAATTATCATGTATCGGTTGGCGGGCTTGACAGTATAACGCTTTTAATGTTTTTGCGAAGTATTCATATCGACTGTCCGGCAATAAGCGTTTCGTATCTTGAAGATAAAAGTATACAAGACGTACATAAGCGTTTAGGAGTTATAAGCTTAAAATCGGCGCTTCGCCCAGACGGAACACATTGGAATAAAGCACAGATAATTCAAGAGTTCGGTTTTCCCGTTCTGTCGAAAGAGATTGCCGCAAAAATTGAATTGCTGGCAAATCCCACTGAAAAGAATAAGACAGTTAGACACGCAATAGTAACAGGCGAAACTGGTGAATACGGCGGGTATCAAGAAAACAGCCGTATGAAAATGTCACAGAAGTGGCTTAAAAAGTTCGGCGGTTACGCTAATGAAGAAGAAAACGTTGATTATGATATTCCCGATTTTAAAGTATCTTCGAAGTGCTGTTATTACTTAAAAGAAAAGCCTTGTGACGACTGGGCGAGAGAACATAACAGCGTGCCGTTCCTCGGTTTAATGGCTTCCGAGGGTGGAAGAAGAGCAAAAAGTCTTAGAATAAACGGTTGTAATTATTTCGGCAAGTCTACAATACGTTCAGCACCGTTTGCAATATTTTCGCGTCAAGATATATTACGACTCGCGCTTGATTTGAACGTACCTGTTCCCGAAATCTACGGAACAATAGAACGTAAAATCGACGGTACACTTTATACAACTAAAGCGCAGAGAACAGGCTGTTCAATGTGCGGGTTTGGGCTTCACCTTGAAAAGCGTCCGCATAGATTTGATTTGCTCAAAGAGCGTAACCCGAAAGAATGGCAGTATTGGATGTATAACTGTTGTACAGACGAGCATACGGGCGAAAAGTACGGTTGGGCGCGAGTGCTTGATTATATTGGTGTCAGCTATTAAAGGAGGATGCGGTATGAAAAAGCAATTCAGTAGTGCGGCGCAGGCGGCGAGATTGGCGAAGGTTCTGTCCATAGACGAGATGCCAATATCTAACCGCTCGGACAGGTGGTGGGACGAGTTTTGGCATTACTATAATCTTTATAAAGTAAGGCATATTAAGGGGGTAACGGCAAAAAATGAAAATTTCAACTGACGGAGAGGAAGTAATTTGCTCGCTGGAAAATAAAAATAAAGCTTTTTTATCGGCGTGCGCGGGGCTGTTTGACGGATTTCTTGACGGAAAATTAAAACTCGAATGGCAGCCGGAAGACGAAAAGGCCCCCGCGGCGGCTATAAGCGTAAACGTTTACAGGCTTGAAACCTTACTTGAAAACGCGCAAAAGTACGGTATATGCGTGGGGCAAACAGTGTTTGACAAGCTTGCTGTAATGAGAAAACGTTTAAACATTATATGTTTGCCGACTGCCGCCCAGTCAAACTGTAACGAACAGCTTAAGTGGCAAAGGCTTTGCAAAAACGGTTGCGGTTCATGCAAAAATTTACGGCGTTGGAACGACGACCACTTCTGCGCGGCAAGCGGGGAGTTACTTGAAGAAAAGAACCGCCCAACCGCAATAAACGGCATATATCACCTAATCAATTTTACGGCGTTCCCTTCGGAGGGGTGTCCGTTCAATACAGACAAAACAAAAGGAGTAATTTAATATGAACATTTATGAAAGTATAGCGGCGGTTCAGGCTGACGTTGATTTCATAGGTAAGGATAAGCAGGTACAAAGCGGCGGTTCTTATAAGTATCGCGGCGTCGACCAGGTGTTAAACACGCTTCACCCGCTGTTTGCAAAGCATAAGGTTTTCGCTGTTCCCGAAGTGTTGGAGATTATGGAGCGTGAAATACGCAAAACGGCAAAGGGCGGGGAAGTGCTTTATCAGGTGTTAAAGGTTAGATATTCGTTTTTTGCAGAGGACGGAACGAGCATTTCCGCAACGGTGATTGGCGAGGCAATGGATAGCGGCGACAAGGTTAGCAACAAATGTATGTCGGTTGCATATAAGTACGCATGCTTTCAGATGCTTTCGATCCCTACCGAAGAAACGTGTGCAGACCCCGATAATATAAACGAGCCGTTAGCGCCTAAGCAGCCGTTGCCCGTACCGCAACAGCAGACGAACACGCAGACGGGCAGTGCAAAACCTAAGTCCAAATACGCGGTTATTTGCGACATATTAAAGGGTTCACAGTTTGATTTAGAGGACGTTAGCGCCTACATATTGCAGACTTTCGGTGAGGAAATCAAGATAAACAACCTCACGGACGAGCAGTTCAAAAAGGTTGTTATGACGCTTCGTCAGAATATTCAAAAATAAAGGGGGTTAACTTTGGCGGGAAGAAATACGAAAACCAACTTCGATTTCTTCCGACTTGATACGGATTTCTTTTCCAACAAAAAAATAAAGGCGTTGCGCCGACATTTCGGGAGTGTTGGAATACTGACTTACTTATATATCCTGACTTATGCTTATGGTAATGACGGCTATTATATCAAGATAGATAACGTTGAAGAATTTGCCTACGATATAGCGGAAAGTATCGGTAATTCCAACCTCACCCAAATAGCGAGCGTAGCAACTGACTGTATCAACTATTTGGCAAGTAGAGGGGAGATAAATAAGCACCTCCTTGACAAAGGTGTGATAAGCGGAGAAAGCATACAGCGCCAATATATCGAAATGTGTTTGGCTTCCAAACGCAAAGTAGAAATCAAAGAGGAGTATCGGTTGGTAGACACTTCTGAATATCCTATTGAAAAAATTCCTATTTGTTCGGAAGAAAATGCCGTTTCCTCGGAAGAAATAACAATTAATTCGGAAGAAATGCAACAAAGTAAAATAAATAAAAATAAATTAAATAATTTATGTAAGAAAGTAAGTAAAGAAAAAAAAGATATACAATCTTACGACGAAATTTTTGCCGATTTGCAGGTTGGCACAAGGCTAAAATCGGCACTGCTGGACTTTATAAGGCATTTAAGCGTCAATGGCACGGTTATGATTAACGGCAGGCTTGAAAAACTGATTTTGCGGCTGGACGGGCTTTACGGCACAGACGAAGTAGAAAAGTGCAAGGAGGTGCGCAGGGCAATAGTAAACGGCTATAAGCGCTTGCCGTGCGAGGAGGATTAATGGACGGTTATGGAAAGGAACAGGCTTGAAGTAAGCAAGATAGAGGACAGGCTTACGCTTGTCAAGATTTTGGTCGTAAACGGTTACACCGCAAGAATAGTGACTGAAAAGACCGACGGAAAGAAAGTAACATTTATTGAATATTGGAAGGAGAAATTATTATGAACAAAGTATTTTTGATAGGGAATTTAACGCGCGACCCCGAGCGGACGGAAACGTCGAACGGAATTGCGGTATGCAGGTTTTCGATTGCGGTGAGTCGCAGCTATACGGGCGCGGACGGCGAAAGAAAGACCGACTTTTTTAACTGCGTTGCATGGCGCGGCTTGGGTGAAACGGTTGCAAGATACGTAAAAAAGGGCAATAAAATCGCCGTGAGCGGCTCGATAGAGCTCCACAACTACGACGATAATGAAGGGGTAAAGCGCACTGTCGTGGAAATCGTAGTGCAGGACGTAGAATTTTTAACGCCGAAGCAGTCGGAGAATGACGATTGTGGCGGCAGAGTGCAAGGCAATAACGACAAGTCTAAGGCGAGGAAACCGCAATTGCAAACCTTTGACGACGATGACGATATTCCGTTTTAAGGAAAGGAAATGAAGAAAGAAGATTTAATTTTAAGCGGGTTGTTGCCTGAAAAGAAATGTGCTGTATGTGGCAAGACGATGTGTCGCGTTTACTGGAAAGACTACGTGTATAAAAAGCGGGGCAAATTCTTTTGCGGCTATAACTGCATGAGGAATTTCACAAAACAAAGGGAATTAAATGAAAACGAAAGGATATCAGGATAATTTTACAAAAGAGCTTATTGTCGACTTCTTCGCGGGCGGCGGCGGTTCTACTGCTTCGTCCGTCGGTGCTGTCCGCCCCGCGCTTCATTTTAAAAAGGATTTAGAGATTGAAGTATGAAATCAGTTTTAATATCAATTCAACCCTATTGGGTATTCTTAATAATTGCACGCCTTATGGGCTGGAATATTCCGCAAGAGAAAACAGTTGAAGTTCGTAAAGATTACCCGAAAGCAAGTGATTGGAATAATGTGGCGCATATTTATTGCAGTAAAAACAGAAAGTCGTTTAACCGCATACCGAAATGGTATCAGCCGTTTATGGAAAAATTGTTAGGTAAGGTGGTGGGCGAGTTTGTATGCGATAGAATAGAGCAAAATGTTCCCGATTATAACCCCGTATTACAAAAGTTTTTCTATGGTTATGTTATAGATTTAACCCCAACTTGTTTAAGCGAAGAAAATTTACACAAATATGCGGGAATTGAGCCGCTGTATTTTTGGCACATCTCCAACCTCGAAATCTACGACAAGCCGAAAGAGTTGGGAGAGTTTTATAGGTGGAAAAAGTGTGATTCTTGTAAAATGAGTGGTTACGAGGCAACTGCTTGTATGTATGATATTGATTGCAAAGTGCCTGCACGAATTACCCGTCCTTTTCAAAGTTGGGGTTATGTTGAACAATGACCTACTGCGCTAACACTCAATGCTCCGAATACGGCAACTGCAATCTCGGCTCTAACTGCCAATATTTCAAGTCTACAAGCGAAAAACCGAAAGTAAATAAATATCAAGCGCAGAAATGCGAGCTTAACGGTGAGAAATTCGACAGCAGAAAAGAACTGCAAAGGTGGTTGGAACTTCGGCTATTGGAGCGTAGTGGGCAAATAACGGGCTTAAAACGGCAAGTAAAGTTTGAACTGATACCTGCACAACGAGAACCCGACAAAACAGGCAAGCGCGGCGGAGTAATTAAAGGTAAAACTTTGGAGCAATCTTGCGATTATTATGCGGACTTCGTTTATAAAGATAGTCGAGGCAATACAGTAGTGGAAGATGTTAAAGGCTATAAACAAGGCGGCGCGTACTCTGTTTTTACGATAAAACGAAAGTTAATGTTGTATCGTTATGGAATTAAAATAAAGGAAATTTAAAAATGCTTATAGGTTTGCATGATTGCGAATTGGATTACATGCCAAAAAAACATTTCCTAATTTCGCATTAATGAAAATATCAGCGTGGCATAAGTCAAAGGGCGATACGGTAGAATGGTTTTTTCCATTAAATCGAGATAGTTACGACTTGGTATATTCTTCATCGGTATTTGACTTTACGCCTAAGCCGTCATCGGATTATCTTCCGCAAAATACAATTTACGGCGGCACCGGTTACGGACTATATGGAGCGGGACACGATTTGCCGAAAGAAATAGAAGATATGTTTCCCGATTATTCAATATATCCGCAGTGTAATTACGCAATAGGCTTTCTGACACGAGGTTGCATTAATAAGTGCAGTTTTTGTATTGTTTTTAAAAAGGAAGGGAAAATTCGCCCGTATTCCAAATGGCAAAATATAGTCCGCAAAGATACGAAGCGAGTTCATTTTATGGATAACAATGTACTTGCTTGCCGATACGGAATAGAGCAAATGCGAGAACTTGCCGAAACGGAATATTTAGTGGATTTTAATCAAGGGCTTGACGTAATGCTGTTGACTGACGAGATAGCGGAAATCATATCCCAAATAAAATGGGACAAGTACATACGCTTTTCTTGCGATAAAGAATATCAGTTGCCGTATTTTAAAAATATGGTTGAGTTATTTAGAAAGTACAAAATATCGCTTTCAAAGGTGTTTGTATATGTGCTTGTTCAGGAAGATTTAGACAATGCAGACAGGCGCGTACAAGGCTTAAAAACATTATCCAAATCAATTCATTTATATGCGCAGGCAGAGCGGAACGAATTGCTTGGTATACGCCCGAATAAACTTCAACTTGAATTTGCACAGAGATATGTCTATGGGCGTTGTTATTTAAAAGAAACTTGGAACGAGTATAAGTTAAGACGCGGATTTATCAACGAATAAGTTCAAACTTATGCTTTACAAGTACGGAATAAAAATTAAGGAGATTTAAGAAATTTAAAATTCTAAAAGTGGAGAATAAAAATATACAGCTGCAACAACTCACAACTGTATACCCCTACATATGTATATTCGCCCTTTTCAAGCATTTTCTCACTAGCCCAGAAGTCATACCACTTTAAGCTTATGTAGGCAAAGCTTTACTTATACGCCCTTTAGCCGGTATGCTTAGCGAAAGCGGGCGAAATCAAAATGTTGGCTAACATAGTTGCCTCCTAAATATGATTTCGCATCAAGGCGTAGATAAATTTTATCATAAATTATTTAAATGTCAATAGGAGCAATAATTAATAACAATGACTAAACAGCAGAGAAAGATTATTGAAAGAGAATTTTACCAATATAACTTCAATAAGCGGACCGCGGACAATTATGCTGTTGACGCAGTTGCTTACAGTAGTGCCGTACCCGATGGCGAGCGCGTTAAGACAAGCGGCGGCAATACGAACGAACAGCTTGTTATCCGCGCTGTGTGCGCCGCCGAGCGCATGCACGGCTGGTGCAAGGTGTTTGAGAAGACGCTCGATAAGTTCCGTTGGGAGCAGAAGGACAAGCTAATGCAAAAGCGTTACATAGAGCGTGAAAGCATTTGGCGGACGTGCGAGGAGATAGGTATTTGTCGTGCTACATATTTTTTTTGGCTCGAAGAAATTTTGCAGACTGCATTTATGTGGGCAAACGAATTTAAATTAATTTAAATATATTTTAAACAAATTACTTCAATAATTAAAAATTTGGCAAAAAATTTGTTAAATGTGTTTCAAAATATTGACAGAAGTCCATATTTATATTATAGTTAGGTCAAGTAATGGTATCACATATGGTGCCAAATCCTATATGGGGGAATGGCTTTGACACAACTAGATAAGGCTTTGGAAAAATTTTATAAAAAGCCAATTCCTAACGATATTACCATTAATGAAGTAATATATTTAGCTGAACAATTTGGGTGTGAAGTTAAATCGGGTGGTAAGCATCCAATTAAAATTATTCATGTTGAAAGTGGAACAGTTATTCCTATTCCGGTGCATGGCAAGTATGTTAAAGAGGCTTATATAAAAGAACTCAAGGATTTATTTGATGAGATACGTTAGGCATAAGGTTGTGAAAGGAGGGGTTAAGATATGAACTATGGATTTGTACTGCAAAAAATGAAAGTTGAGGACCATGTTTTTTGGATTGCCAAGAGTAATGATTTAAAAGGTTGTGTTGGTCAGGGCGAAACAGCGGAAGAGGCAATAGCTGAACTTTCCATAAATGAAGCAGAATGGATTGCAACAGCTAAAGAATGTGGTATAGAAATACCTGAATGCCCTTATGTTTCAGATAATGAATACAGTGGAAAATTTACTGTTAGAATTTCCAAAGATTTGCATAGGCTATTGGCAAAACAAGCAGAATTAAATTCAGTAAGTCTAAATTCGTATGTTGAAGAAGCTATAGCGGCGAAAGTATACAATTTGCAAGAATCTCAACTTAATCGCTTGGTTTCTCTTATGGAAAATGTGTATAGAATGTCAAAAAAATCTATTTTAGACTCTACCATTTATTCAGTGGTTGAATTTTATAAAAATACTGAAGATAAGTGGCAAAAAACATGGCAAGATTATTTGTCTTATTCTAAAGGAGCAACAACATGGAAAAGCTAATTTTTGGTGGGATAGAAATGAGATTGGTCGGCATCAGTTATAAAGTCGGCAAAAGCTCAAGCTCTGACGTTACTGTTGAAGATAACTATGTCTTAGAAAAAATTGAAAGAGATTCAGTGCATCTCATTTTTGAAAGAGATGTAACGATGAATTTTGAAAGGAAAGAAAGATTAAAGATAAAAGTAAAAGTTGTTAGATTTGCGGAAGAAAATGTTGATTTAATGCAAGAGATTTCAGACGATTATATTAAAGAGAATATAAATAAATTATTGGGACCGGCATTATCTTTTATGTCTGCATTGGTTGCACAGATTACAGGTTCTTTTGGTGAATTGCCTTTCATAACTGCTCCAAGTTTTTATGACGAAGAAGATTATAACAAGGAAGACGAAGAAGAATAAGTATATCTAATTAAAATAAATTAGTATAAACGTTAAAACACCATACCGCAAGGTAAGGTGTTTTTTTGTGCAAAAAAACATATTGCTTCATTTTTTCTAAAAGTTTGAACATTTTAGACTTTTTACCTTAAAAGCCGTGTTACAATGGTAGTATGAAAGCGTGAAAGGACATCTGCTTTCAAAGAACCCCTTTTGTTTTACCCGCCCCGAAGATGCTGACGGGGCGGGTTTTACGAAGGAATAATCTGAGCACTACCATTGACGGCGAAAATAAAGCGTGGTACAATGATAGTGCTTTTCTTTTAGGAGGAAAGCAGTGGCAAAGAAAACGGGTGCAGGAGGAAGACCGCAGGATTTTAACGAGCAGAATGGACAGTACACCGGTGAAGGTACGACTTATAGGCAGAATACTCCCTATGAGGAAATTCTTGAAACAGATATAAGCAAATCCAAATGGTGGAATGATTTAACTCCTCGTGGACATTGTAGTGTTGAGTTAAATAATGAACAAAACGCTTATGACTTTGTATCTAGAGAACTTGGTGTAAGTAGAGAAAAGGCAGAAGAATATGTAAAGAGCATAAGGCTGTTTACAGGACCTCTTTTCAAACGTATTCGAGCTTATCAACAAGGTGAACATGTTAACTATCCAATAGAAACAGCACGATTATCAAATGCGATTGAAGAATATATAAAGAGAGCACCGCGTTGGAATGGTGGGGAAACATTTAGAGGAATTGGTCTTTCTCCGCAAGAAGCAGAAAAATATAAAGTAGGATATGAATTTAAAGGGATGCAAGGAACAGCAAGTTGGAGTACTGACCTTGGAACTGCTGGAGACTTTGCGGATAAGAATGGCAATAGAGCTGGAATAGCGGTTATATTTCATTCGCCCACACAGAGCAAAGGAACATCTATTTCGCACTTGTCGAGATATGGAACTGAAAAAGAGGTTATTGTAAGTAAAGATGCAGGGTATCGAGTTGTTAGAGCAGGAGATATTGCAGGCAGAAAACATATTTGGCTGGAGGAAATATAAATGAAAAAATGGGAAGAAAACTATAGAAAAGTATTGAAGATGTTTAAAGAAGACTATAATTTTTCTGAAGAAGAGTTCTTGCGAATTGAAAGTTTATCCGGTGAAGAATATAAAAAAGCATTAGAAGATCTTCCGGAGGAGCTGGGGTGTGAGATCATTCATTTGGAAGTTGCGTATTCTGCCTTTTTGAGAGAAAAGCGTGGAGAATTGTCAGAAGATTAAAGATTAAATACTATATAAAGCACTTCTTCGGAGGTGCTTTTTTCATGCTTAAAAAAGGAGAAGCATATATGACGGATAAAGAATTTGAGAAGTTCTGTAAGAAGCTGTGGCGGAGTACGCGAACAAACACCTTGACAAAACAGACGGTAAGCAGATAACCGAGGACGATGTTTATATCGTTTGGATGTGCAAAATCTTGCAGAACCATAAAGCGCTAGTGAGTACTACCGTTAGCGACGGAATGTATTACGAGATAACTTATAACGGTGATAAGAACGAATATTATTTTGATGCTTACAAGAAGTGGGAAAATATCTGTTTAAAATAAAAGGAGGTAAATCGTGGCGAGACCAAGCAAATACGAAACCCACGTTGCGCCGCGATTTGAAGAAATAAAGGACTGGGTTCGTAACGGTGCGACGGATGAAGAAGTTGCAAAGCGGTTGGGGGTTGCTTACTCAACTTTAAGAGAATATAAAACCGAGTTTTCGGCGTTTTCGGCAGTCCTAAAAGAAACAAAAGATATTGTGGACGCGCAAGTCGAGAACGCGCTTTTGCAAAACGCGCTCAAAGGGAATATAACGGCGCAGATATTCTGGCTTAAGAACCGTCGTGCAAAGCAATGGCGTGAGAAACCTATTGTGGTGGAAGATAATCAGGAGCGTAAGCTGGACGACCTTATCAGCGCGTTGAACGGCAGAGGGAATAATGACGGACAATAACATATTCAGCCACAAGCAGGAAAAGGTGTTGAGCAACGCAAACAGGCGCTGGAATATTCTTTACGGCGCAACGCGAAGCGGTAAAACGCATATAAGCTATTTTATGGCGATAAAGCATATACGCGAGCATTGGAACGACAGAGTACTGTTTGCCGGCAAGACGTTGAATACGGTAGACCGAAACGTGTTCGACCCGATGCGCGAAATATTCGGCACGCGGTACATAAGCGAGATAATAAATAAGCGCGAAATATTTATATTCGGCAAACGCTGCTACGTTGTCGGCGCGAACGACGACAGAGCGATAACAAAGATACAGGGCGCGGGCTTAGGCTATGCGTATTTGGACGAGCTTACGACCTTTCCCGAAAACTTCTTTCATATGCTTAAATCTCGTCTTGACGAACCGAACGCGTGTTGCGATGCAACGTGCAACCCCGAAAGTCCGTCGCACTTCGTTAAGGCGTTTATAGATAATCCCGAAATAGACGTTTACGCCGAGCATTTTACGATATACGACAACCCGTTTTTGGATAAAGAGTTTGTGGCGGCGCTGGAAAACGAATACCGCGGCACGGTGTACTTCGATAAATGGATTTTAGGCAAGTGGGTAAAAGCCGAGGGGCTTGTGTTCCCGCTGTTTAAGCGAGAGCGGCATTTTCTTACGCCCGACGCATTTTCAAAACGTTACGGTCGGCACCGTATACGTTACGTTATATGGGGCGTTGACGGCGCAAACACAAACGACAGCACGGCAATAGAGCCGCTTGCAATAACGGACACGGGTCAAGCGGTAAGAATAGAGCATTTCTATCACAACCCGAAGATAAACGGACAGCTTTCCAACGAGCAGCTTGTGCCGTACATACTCCGTTATCTGGAAGATTTGGAACGCAAGTATCGGTTTCGGGAGAACGGAACGGAGTTTTATATGCCCGTTGACTGTGCGGCGGCGGATTTGCAGCTTACGCTTGCATATCACTTGCCCGACAAATTCAATGTTAACAAATTTACTAAAAAAGACGTAATGCAGACGACCGACGTTGTGAACAATGCGTTCTCGCGTTCGGCAGTCTGCATTCTTAATTTCGAGGGCTATTACAACTATATCCGCGGAGAGTTTATAAAGGGCGACGACCAGCTTGTGGCCGATTTGGAGCTTATGGTTTGGGACAAGGACAACAAAAAGTATGACCCGAGTGTTCCCAACGATTGTGCGGACGCTTTCCGCTATGCAGTGTGCGCATATTACGACAATCCCGATAATTTATGGGAAACGCCCGACGAGAACAGGAGGTACAACAATGGGTGAATACGATAACCACGAATACGGCGACCGCTTTGCGCCATGGCAGGGGCAGGCGGCGTTTAATACTTATTGGCAGTATGCGTATGTAAACCGCTCGGCGTATTACGCAAATATCAGCGGCGAATACCGCGAATATATGGTGCGCTGGGTGCAGAATTATTTGTGGTGGTATGACGGCTGGGTGCCGTATTTCCACAGCAATTCGCAGGGGATATTTTCAACGCGCATAGGCGCGGCGCTTGTTAACGGTGCGGCGCGTAAAGTAGTTGGCGGCAGGATATTCTTCAAAAACAAGAATAAAGAAACTGCGCAGAAGGACGCGGACGGCAAGTTTATCGTGAACAAGGCGCTCGCATATATCGCATCCGACTGGTCCGATAAGGTTAACTTTGGACGCGAGGTCAAAAAAGCAATAACTTTTGCGGCGGCCGCGGGAACTTCTCTTTTGAAACTCGACAAGAAAGACGGCATACTTGTTCCAAAGGCGTTGAGATTTGACAGTATTTATCCTACGGTAGGCTTTAACGGCAAACTGATAGATTTGTACTGTTTTATAAAGGACTTTACAAAACTTGCGGACGTGAACTCGCAATCACAGCGGTTCACCAACTTTTATGTGGTTGAACACCGCTATTTCGGCGACTATACGCAGGCGGACGGAAAAGTTTTGAGGAACGTGCCGCTGGTAAGTTATGAGATAAAGCGTTCGGAAGGCTCGATTACCACCGGACAGGACTATGACGCAACGGGCAAAGGAACGACCGTTCAGGAACTTCCCCGAAACGTCCGCAGAGAGGTATGTAAAGCGTTTAACGGCATAGAGTTCAATAAGCCTGTTTTGTTGCCGTTTAAGGACCATCTCGGCGCGGAACTTATCAACTGGACGGACTGTGTTTCAGCAATACCTGAATTACCGTTCGGTGACAGTCTGCTCGTGAATATAATGCCGTATTTGCAGTCTTACGACTATTACTGGTCGGCGTTCAATACCGATATGTACATAGGACGCGGCAGAGTGATTTTGCCTAAATATATGCAGTCGGCGGCGGCGAAAAAGGGTAACGACTATAACAGCGGAATGGATTCAATGCTGTTTACGCAAGTGCCTATGAAGGACGCGGATAAGGGACAAGCTCCAGTGCCGATACAGTTCGAATTGCGTTCGCAGAGTTGGACGGAAATCCGTACAATGATTATTCAGAATATTTCTATAAATACCGGTATGAACCTTGCGACGATAGCTTCGTTTTTGAATGACAGCAATTCGGCAAGAACCGCCCGAGAGATTTCCACCGAGGAAAGCGAAACGGCGCTTTTCGTTGAAGATAAGCGCGAGATTGTGGAAAAGCCCATAAACAGAATATTAAAGCTTGTAACTCTGTACAACGGCTTTACCGACGACGTAGTTTTGCGTTGGTCGGAGGCGGGGCTAACGAATATTTACGCAAGGACGGACATGCTTGCAACGGCCGTACAGAACGGTCTTATAAGCAAGCAGACCGGCGCGCAGATGTTCAAACAGGACGACGACGAATATCAGCAGCAGGAAGAGTGGGAACGTATACAGAGCGAAAACCCACAGCCACAGTTTGACGGTTGGCAGTACGGAGGCGTAGATGATAGCGAACAGACCGCTGAACTTTCAGGCGATAGCGTTGGAGGAAGCGGAAACGAAAATACGGCTAATAAAATTTAAAATTAATTAGCTATTGCAAAAGTTAAGGAGGTATGTTAAAATGTTTGACGAGAGCAAGCACCCGCGCGACGGATACGGGCGGTTTACCTATGTTAACGGGGCAGGTAAAACATATCGGCAAAATACAAATTACGCAGATATAATTGCCGCGGACGCGATTAGCAGGCAAAAAACGAGACAAACCGAAAGCTATGCAAGCGGCGTCCAAAGCGGCGCTTTGGATTCTGACAATAAGGATTGGGTGCGTGCTTCAAAACATGCGGCAATGATGTATGAAACGTTCAGAAATATAAAAAGCGACGTGCCTCAAATAGCGCAAGTCACAGGCTTAACCGAAGAGCAAATTCAGCGAATTAAGAACCATTTGTTCTTTAACGAATATGAACTGTCAGACGGTAAACACAGATTTTATCCCGATTTCAACCAGGCTCAATCGTGGGATAGATTAAGGAAAGGTATACCGTTAGAACATGATTTAATAATGCTCGAACATGAGCTTGCGGAAGAATCTTTAATGGCGAATGGAATGGGTTATGACGAGGCGCATAATAACGCAAACAGGACCGCTAATTATCAAGAAGCTTTAAAGGAGTATAAAAATGCTTTGGTTAAGAAAAAAAGAAATTAAAGACGGAATAGTTTACTACTATTATCAGATTGAAGGAAAAGGCGAGTGGGGGGAACTTTTTTATAACCCCCAAACCGGGCATTGCGGCTGGAATAAGCTGGCTGAGGATGACGAAGATTGGTTTGATGTATATCGCGGTCACGGATATATGCGGCTTATAGAATTTGTAGAAAAAAATGAATTTCCCGATAAAGACTTTGTTGCCTGGGGATAAATTAATTAAGAAATGAAAGCACTCATTACGGAGTGCTTTTTTGTTGCAAAAAATCAACGGAGCGGTCGTCGCTCCGTTTTTTATGCCCGGCGGTATGGCATTAAAAGGACCGCGCGGAAAGCTTTTATCGCCCGTTTTACTGAACCCGCGGTGCGGCAGTAGGAAGACAAAAAAGGCATTGAAAAGTCAAACCGCAAGCTTTAACTATTCGCGGATAAATAAAAACAAAATAAGGAGAAATTTATGTTCGGAAAGAATAAAACAAAAACGGCGGAAGAGGTCCTTGATATAATCAACGGGCTTTCAGTGGAAGAAAAAACAAAGCTTCTGTCCGCCTTGACCTCCGTTGAAGCTGAGGGCGAGGCGCAAACCGAAGAACGCGGCGAAGAGGACGTAACGGCAGAGCAGACAGAAACGGACGTCTTAGACGAAAGTGTCGGTGAGCAGGAGCATTTGGACGGTAATGAGGATTCGCAGTCGGCAGAGGACCGTATAGACGAAGCGGAAGAAGCGGAAGAAGTAAGCGACGAACCCGAAGTCAAGAACGACGATGAGGACAGATATGCCGCACTTACGGCAAGGATAGACGCTCTGGAAGCAATGTTCAACGAGTACCGTCAGTCGCAAGAGCAGGCGGTTGAGGAAGAACGCGACCAGGATTTCGGAATGTCCCCGTCAACTCCCGACGGTGGGCAGGAAGATAACGATAGGTATAAGCGCGTAATGCGCGGTTATGCCAAAAACAATTCAAATCAATATTTATAAAAAGGAGAAAAAACAATTATGGCAAACTTATTTGCAGACATCAAAACGCCCTATATAAACGCTTTGACGACTAAGCGTATCCTTTCCCCTGCGGTAAAGGAAAACATATTTCAGGGCATATTCACCAAACCCGACGAAGCGGTAACGGAAAGATATTCCGAAGATACCGACGCATCGGAAATTCAGGTTTTAAGAGTTAAACCCAACGAGAACGACGCGCGCGAACTCGGTGCGGAAAACAACGGCAAGTGGTTCAACGGCGAGGAAGCGGCTGAACCTCAGACCGAAGCTTACGGCATCCGCATTATAACCACGATAGACAGACCTATCGATATCCCCACCAACTCGCAGGACATGGTTTCCGTTGACTTGCTTTCTTCGGAAACAAAGAATCTTGCAGGGCTTGTAAACCGCAACATAAACGCAATTACCATTGCGGCAATGCTTGCTAAAAACTTCAATAATATGGCAGGCTTTGACCGCAGAGGTAAAGAGGCGGCTACGGCTATTACTAAGCCCGACAGCAACTGGATAACCGTTGTGGCAGGCAACTATACCAACGCAATTATAGATGCGGCGGCACAGCTTGATAACGGCAACGGCGTGCAGGACATTGACGCATATCCCGACGATATGCGCGCGGTTATAATACGCCCTTCAATCAAGGCCTCCGTGCTTAAAGGTATGCTGGGCTTGAACGGCGGCACGGCGGTGTTTGACGTGCTTAAAAAGAGCGGTCTCGATACCGAAACCCGTCCCGAAATCGCAACCAAGGGTTACGTCGGCGAAATCGCAAATATGCCTGTATACGTTGCAAGCGGCGTGGTTTGGTCGTTGGTCGAAAAATACCTCGGTCTTACTGCGGGCGCTCTTTCCAACGTTGCGGGTATCGTTGTTTCGGCGGTTGGCACCGGGCGTGCGCTGGCATTCAATTCCAAAATTAAAATTGTGGACGCGCAGAGCGGTCAGGGCTTGCGCATACAGCCCAAGTACCGTTTCGGCGCAGAGTGCTGGGACGCGCTTTCTGTTGTTCCCCTCTTTTCTGCGGAATTCACTAACCCCGTAACAAGTGCGGACAACGCGCTGTACGTTTGCGGTCCCGCATCTCGTCCCGCCGCGCCTACAGCTCTGGGAACGCAGTCTGAGCAGTCCGGCGAACAGTCAGGCGAAAAGAAGTAATTCAAAACAGTTTTCACACGGGTTTGTACTTTAACAAGCCCGTTACCAAAGAATTTACTTGGAGGAACAAAATGTTTGACGAAAGCAAGCACCCCCGCGCCGAGGACGGTAGATTTACCGACGGAAGCGGAACGGGTAAAACATATCGACAAAATTCAAGTTATAATGATATTCTGGCTGGGAACGAAAATAAAAAAATGACGCCTGCCGAAAAAATAGCAAGCGTACATATTGATTTTAATAGGGATAATATTTTGCCCGAACTGAACGAGGCAGACCTTGAAAAAATCGGTAGCAAGGTAAACAAACCCGTGTTGTTAAAAAAGAGCGTTATCGAAAGAAACATTGCTCAACATTCTGACTTAACTACTGAGGATTTTGAAAGTATAATTGCACATGCATTATATTCTCCGTCCGAAATCTTTAAAGCGAATGGTAAAAAACCTTATTATCATTTTGCAAAAGTAATTGAAGTGAATTCAAAAGGCAAGCCTGAAATAGGGCTTGCCTTGTTAGATGTTGACGATAGTAAGGATAATTTCGAGATTGTACATGCGCACTTGGTTCGTGAGAGAAGCTTTAATTTAGCAAAGAAAAAGACATAAAAAAACACTTGTGGATGGACTGCCGTTCCCATCATCGAACTTAATCGGCAGGCGAGGCAGATTTTCTGCAGTTCACAAGTGTATCTACTTATATTATACTCAAATATTAAAAAAAGTCAACACAGGAGTTACAAAAAATGCAAAATCAAGCGCGTCCGTATTCGGACGATTTTTTATTTTTTAACGAGCAGAGCGGACATTACGAATTAACCGAAAAGGCGCTTATCGAAAGAGTAGGCGTAAATCTTCGCGCGCGTATGGCGGAGACTGCGCTTGTCGCACCCGAAACGGCAATAAACAGTTTTAACCGAACCGTCAGCGATATGATTTATCAGTTTATTCACGAGCATAACGCAAACAATGCAAAGCAGGACCATTTAATAGCGACAGTTCCGGAATTGCGGCAGATAATTCAAAAGGCTATGGAGTATCAGGCGGTTTACGTGCTTAACGTGGGTAATCTGTATTTATCCACAAAGCCCGAAGAACGCGCCGTAGCAATAGATTATCTTGCGCAGAGTATTCTCGGTAACGTTGTGCCGTGCCTCGGTATTTCCATCATATACGGGGGTGTAATTTAATGATTCACGATATTTTGGACATAATGAACCCCAAAACGAGGTTCACGGCAACGGCAGATTACTACCCCGAACCCGTCAACGGTCCGGAAGTCGGGGCTAAGCAGTTCAATTACGAATACGTCAATCCGTTTTCAAATACTTATAGGCGGTTGTTCGGCAATATTCAAGGGGTTGCGGGCGAGGTTGCAATACGCACTGACGACCAACTCGGCTATAAAATCGGCGGAATTGTCACGACGCAGGACGGAAAAACCTTTAAGATTATTCAGGCGGAAAAAGATTTTCAGGCGGCAAACAAGCAGGTAATGCGTATTTTGGGAACTCCTGTTTCGGTTGAATACGTTTTACGGCTTATTGCCGTGGAAAATCCTTGGGGAGTGTAATGACAAGACAAAATATTATTGACGCAGTCATTCAGACGGTTGAAGAATTGCGCAAGGACTATGTGCCGCGCGACACCGGCAATATGGCGTTCAACTCGCTTAAATATAAAGTTGAAGGCAATTTCATTGTCGTCTATGTTGATACAAATATAGCGCCGTACGTGCCTTATACCAACGAGCCGTGGATTTCGCCTAAGTGGAACGGCAAGAAAAACCCGAACCAAGACTGGTGGGACGTATTTGCAAACGAATTTATACAGAGGTTTAATACTCGGTTAAGGGGGACAATAAAATGATTAGTTTAAAGCAATTATCGAATCGTTTTGAAAGCGGTTTAAATGCAGAACTTAAAGACGTACTTAATAGCGAAGAAATTCAGTTCAAAATCTGGGCGGAAGCAGGACAGTATCAAAAGCCTGTGCGCGACGGAAATACAATAACCTATTTTATTAACGGTAATCTGCGTACAAGTTCTTCCGCTAACGATGCTAACGACCTTGTCATGGGCGTTAACGGACTTACGCTTGACTTTGCCATTCCAACGCGCCCGCCGCGCACAAACTCAATGCAGTCTGCTGCGGACCTTGAAAAGATTTATGACGGGCAATATCCGTTCGTGCATGCTGTAACGAATGCAATAAATAATTATTTTCAAACAGCACGGTCATTACATGCTATGTGTGACGAAGATGGTACGCTGTTTTCAGTATCTTTTCAGGCGGGCATAAGCGTTTCCGGAACCGTAGATATTTTGCCGGAAATAGGCGAGTGTATAACGGTAAGCGTATATATAGAAGTTTATTTTATAGAAGGAGGCACAAATTCCAAGGACGTCAAAATTATTATTGACGGTAAGAATATGCCTTATAAAGAACTTAGGCTCGGGCGTGCGCCTGTGGTGGAGCGCGACGTTTACGCTGGCGAAAATATTTCAAAATGCTTAACGTCGTCCACGGTGTTTACAATAGACGCGGCGTTTCCGTCAAGCGACAATCCCGCGACAAAAACGGCGTTGAGCTACGTTTTGGACGGCGAACCGAACACGGTTCACTTTATAAAAGTGAAGTGGGGCAACGATGCCGAAAAGCTTTATCTCATGACCTATAACTCGGTGCAGAATACCGCCGTAGGTATAAATATCGCTGGGGTGCAGGCCTCGTTTATGGAGGTTGCAGACAACCAACCCGTTTACAATCTGCCCGAGGGCTTTCAGCTAACAAAATTTGTTTTTTCAAGCAGTGCGGAAGAGAATACCGTGCTGTCTTTTACCGTATCCAAAAAATGCTGTGCCTTTATTGCGGGCATGGGCGCGCGGGAGTTGTCCGGCGCAGTCAGCGTTACCTTAACGCCAAACTCCTTTGAATACGATGCGGAAAATAACGTTTACAACGTGTATATGATAACCGATAAAGCGGTAACTGTTACAAATGCGTCCGTGCCGCTTGAAGTGGTAGGTGGAATAAATGGCTAATCCGTACTTTATAAAAATAGAATTACCCGCAGAAGCAAATCAGGGAGCAATGGCGGGTTCTGGGATAGAAAATTCGTCGGTGGAAAGCGCAATAGGCGGTGCGGGTGCGGACAAGGTTTTAAACAAAGTCAAGGGACTTGTTTCGTTTTCTGCGGTCAAATCGACGGCAGACACGCTTATTAATTATCAGATAAGCACTGTTTCGTTGCAGACGGGCGCAGCCGAGTACGAACAGCGTTTGAGCACGGGCTATTCCGTGCTTTCGCAGACTGTCGGCGCGGTCGGAGCGTTGGTCGGCGCGGCAATGGTCGGCGGACCTGCGGGCGCGGCAGTTGCCGCAATAGGTTTAGCCGTAAGCGGAGTGCATAAGGTTATAGGAATTATGCAAAAGGAGCAAGCATTGCAATTACAGCAGAGCCTTGAAAACGTTTCAATAGGTATGGCTAACGTCCGCGCCGGCACCGCCGGCAGAAGAAGCGCAAATCAGTAAAAGCTTATATACGCTTGAAAATTTAAAATAACTGTGATAAAATGGGAGGGAAGCAGAGTGTTTGACGAAAGTAAGCACCCGCGTGACGAAAACGGAAGATTTACCGACGGAAGCGGAACGGGTAAGACCTATCGGCAAAATACAAGCTATGCAGAGATACTTGCGGACGGCAGAAAGAAAAATAAAATAAAATTAAGCAAGCAGGAATACGGTGCGCTACGCAAAGAGGTAATGCGTAAAAACGTTGCTCGGCAAGGGAAAGCTAAATATATAAATTGCGCTTATACTGCAAATTATTTTTATATCTATAAGACTAATGGCGGCGATAGCTTTGTGCCATTATTGCAGTTTGATATTGAGCGTGATAGAGATGAGATAAATGATTGGCTAAACGTTTTGGGAGGATAAAGTGAGTAATTTAACAAAAAATCAATTAGAATTAGGCGAATATTTAAAGGACAAGGATTTTGATATAGATATGAAATTGGCTATTTGTTTATGTTGCCGAGATGATAAACAAGCAAGGAAAATGCTTGATTACTGTTTAGCTAATCCTGACCTTGAGGATTATAAATTATTAGAAAAAGCGGCAGAAATTTATCAGGAAAATAATTAAATAAAAAAATCAAGCACTCTTATGAAAGGGTGTTTTTAAATGCAATTTTTTAGGAGAAGCTATGGCAATACACATACAGCCAGCCGTTTATATCAACGGCGTCAACAGAACCGCGCGCACGGTAATGTCAATAAAATGGGGCAACTTTCTTGATGAGCGTTTAGACGAGTGCAGGCTTTCGTTGCGTGCGGTGGAGAAAGAAAACTTTCCGCCGCTCACGCCCGTGGAAATCGAGTTTAAAATAACCGAGTACTTCGGAATATGGAATAAAAACCCAACTATCATTCAAACCCGAAAAGAAACAAAGCGTTTTATCGTCGCGGACGACAGCGCGGCGGAGTTCCGTCCTAAAAGCGGACTTTACAACCACGATTTATATCTCATAGAAACGACCAAAGTCGCCGAGTGTTTTGTTGTTGATACGATTATGTTCACCAACGACTTAGGGCGTAATTATACCGGCAATGCTCCGTATGTCCAGCCGCAGTGGGAGTAATTTGTGAACATATGTTTGAAATATTTTTATGTGGGTTACATATAATAGTATTGGGCTAATGTTGCAAAATGATTAAAAATTGCATAAACGCAATATTTCTTGTAAAAAACATTTGACACGCTCAAAAAAGTCTTGACTTGTCCGCCTAAAAATAATAAAATTAAATTACTATTTGTGCTAAGTAAGGCAAAAATTTTATGTTTACATTATCAGAAAAAACAAAAAAGAATATTGAATCGACTGTCGGTAAATCATTTGCTGAAATTTGTGAGGTAAATTCTGCGACAGATTTTGGGATGCATGTAGAATTTTCGAGAGAGCGTAAACCTCTTGTAAGCGGTCGTGGTAATCCTTATTTAGCACAACTACAGTTTATTACACTTGAAGAAGCAGATGAGGAAATGTCTTGTCTTGTTGGAGAGATTCATGGAAGAAAAACAGATAGATGCGATTAAAGAAATATATTTGGAATATTCTACTGTTTTAAATCCTTTAATTCAAAATTACGAGGCAGTAGGTGGAGATTTTCCAATTGAAATTTTAAATGAAATACGTTCGATTTTTTCTCATTTAGCGAAGTGTTATAATGATAATGCTTCAAAAAAAGTAATTGACACCAATATAAAGAAATCACGCAATCATTTAAAAAGAGCGGTGCTTGATGGTTTTAAATATAATATTTTAGCATATCAGAGGAACCTTTCTTCTTTTGAGAGTAAATATAATCGTATTATGGATTTGGCTGATAGTGGGCAATTTTTAAACGATTTTTGGAATAAAAGACAAAACTGTCAAGAGTTATTTAAAGCGGCTAAATTGAAAGAAAGTGGAAGCCAAGATGTGGTAGAGGCTTTTTCTTCTTTTGAACAAGCGTTTAATGCCTATTATGAATTAAACGATTTAATTTCTAAAAAAGAAAAAGATTTAAGTATTTTACAGTCTAAAATTGAAACACAGTATATTAAAAAAGACGAAGAACTTCAAAAGAGGGAAGCAGAACTTCAAAAGCGCGAAAAGAAAGCGACTATTTGGAACTGGGTAATGCTTGCATTTGCTGTGGTTTCTTTAGTTGTAGGTGTCTGTGGTTGGATTATTCCTAGACCAAATTGTTCCGAAAACGAAGCAGTTAGTTATTTAGTAAACGAAATTTAATACATAAAAAGCACTAAGCGTGAGCTTAGTGCTTTTTCATATACAGTCAACTGGACAATTTCCACCTCAAGTGGAAAAAGCACCGAGCCGAACGGCAGGTGCTTTTTTGATACAAATTTTTAGGAGGACAAATGGCAATACACATACAGCCAGCCGTTTATATCAACGGCGTCAACAGAACCTCGCGCACGGTAATGCCCATAAAATGGGGCAACTTCCTCGACGAGCGTTTAGACGAGTGCAGGCTTTCGTTGCGTGCGGTGGAGAAAGAAAACTTTCCGCCGCTTACGCCCGTGGAAATTGAATTCAAGATAACTGAGT